TGTCCAGTATTGTACTTGGAAATCAACCGTAAACTCTTCTGGAGTATCAGTCGATTCATAGGACAGATCAATTTGACCAACATTAGTTGGGAAGATATCATAGAACTTGTAGGATCTCAGAGGAGCCTCATATTGAGTTGCCTCCCCACCATGACCAGTGGATTCTTTGCTAATACCTCTACCAAGTTGATGAACAAATGCATCAACCATGTAAGAGCTAGGGTTAGTAGCGCCAGTTGCGTTATCTAACTTGCTCAGCATGTTCATCCAAAGTTCCATTGCTGTACGGATTCTGAAGTCCTCATCATTGATGATTGTTACAGTCCACACATCGAAAGTGCGGTCTCCCGCAACCTTCAGAACTCTTCCTCTAAATGGGATTTCGATTTGAGCAACATTAGAAGCAGGTAATGCTGCTGCTTTTGCCATGAAGCTAAACTTCTCTCTAGTTTCATTATCCCAACTTCCCGCCACGAAGGCGGGGAAGCTTGGAATCTCAACCTCAAATAGGTTGGGTCTAGCAGCGCCACCTGCTAATTTGGATTTAAAGGCGCTGATAGTTCTGATGTCTCGTGCCATTTGTTAGGTTCCTCCGTTGTTTATATTATCAAATAGATCAGACTCTACCAGCGACTTCTTCAAAGGAGACGCCAGTTCTGGTAGCAACAAACGTCAGTGTGACGTAGTTAATCGACTTAGCAGGCTTCAGGAAGATGTCTGCTCTGAATTCATTGTTATCAATAACATCGGGTGTGTTATTGGTCTCATCACAAATAACGAGATAATCATAGATTCCGCGCTTCGCTTGGACATCGCGGAGATATGGTTCAACAATATTTACAAAGTTAGATCTTGTAATTTGATCGTTGAACTCAAAGAGTTGTGCTTCCGCTGCTCTCTGCAGAGATTGCTCAACTGTGAGGAACAGACGGCGAACATTGATTCTATCGAACGCAGACGCATATGCGAGAGCGGTTTTATCACCAAAGAGAAGTACTCCTGCACCAGACTGATTAACTACAGAGTTAATTCTTGCAGAGTATAGTGCATCTCTTTGTCCCTTATCGGGATTGTATGCAAGTTTAATTGCATTCTTGATAACACCTCTTTGTTGACCCGCTGGGGAGAACCAGGGGTATGCAATGATGTTTGTACGACACATCAGACCAGCAATATCTGCGTTACATGGGATGTAACGGAAGAGATTGTTAAATCTATCATAAGTGTACTTATAACCACTATCAAAGACTGCATAAGAAGAGGAAGCAAGTGGTCCGAAGAACTCAAGAAGATTATTGGTCTGTACCGCAGTGTTTGTAAGATCTACAATAGATGCTCTATGGGGAGAGATCACTGCAACACAATCTTTTCTTCCATCTGCGATAGAGATAAGTCTATTTGCCTTTGCTTGTGAATCGTTCAGAGAATCACAACCAGGACCCATGATTAAATAGTCAACCGCAACATCTTCTTTATTATTGAACAATTCGTATGCAGTAACAATATCTCCAAGAGATGCTTTAAGATTTCCTTGAGAAGTGTAGTTAGTACCACCTTCAAGAGTGTAAGCTACTGCACCAATAGAACTGAACTTTCTTCCTTGTGCATTTTGATCCCAATTTTGATCTGCAATAGCAGATGCAACACCATAGTTTGTCTCTGGATCAGATCCAGGATAGATGCTTACTACACCAGACTCGACAAAGGTAGTAACTGTTGGGAAGGTATTGTGGAAGGTGTCGTTTTGACTACCTTGATTTCCTCCAGCATAAAGATACTGTGAGAAGTTTGCCAGATAGTTCTTATACCAGATTTTTTGAGGAGAATTGACTTGAGATACTGCATCTTTTGCCTTAGACAGACCAACATGCTTCTCAAGAACATTACCTCTAACACCAGTGACAGAACCATCATCGTCAACTACAACAAGGTGCATCTCATCATTCTCAGCATTACGCTCAGCGGAATATGCAGAGGTTCCTGGTTTTGGTGCAAGTGTGCTCCAGTAAACTTGAGCATTATCTAAACCTAATGTTTGAGAATTGTACCAGTCATCAACACCAACAATCTCAACTCTAGAGTCTGCCTCAGTAATTTCAAGAATAATCTTGTCATCTCTAAGAGCAGAAATCGTCATAGTAGCATCATCACCTGGAGTGACACCACCAATAACGTTACCTGGAATAGTAACTGTACCTCCGTTTGGATATGCAAGACCAGCATTTGTTGCTGTTACAGTACCAATGCCGCCAGATCCATCTCTATAAACATTGAAGGAGATTCCAGAACCAACTGTACTTACGCCTGCAACACTCAGATATACACCGTTAGATGCTGCTGGAACAGTACTAGAAGTTGTAAGACCAATAGTCTTGACTGCACCCTGAGAAAGATCAAAACCACCAACAGAAGAACCGCCAATAGATACAGTCTCACCGACAGTGTATCCTAAACCAGGATTGGTAATTACGATACCAGAGGCATCAACATTTCCATCAGTATTATTTCTAGTAATAGTAAATGTTGCTTGGCTACCAGAACCAGATGAAGTTCCTGCTACGCCAGTATAAGATGAACCTTGCTCTCCATTAATTGGCGTGGATGTAGTGATTCCTACACTAGAGATAGAGTCAACTGGAGAGGCAACTATGCCACCATTGTCAATGAAGCTAATTCTTTGACCTTTAAGGAAAGAAGAGTATGCACTACCTTCAGCGTAATTAACTCTATAATGTCTTCCTGGTTGTGTACCACCAGTAGAAACTCTGGAGTGAATTTTGACTGTAACAGCAGTTAAACCAATTTCTGGAGTATCAACAACTTGAGTAATGATTCCCTTCAAGAATCCTTGGAATGCCTCAGTTGTTCCAAGACCAGGAATAACCTGTCCAGTAATATCAACAGTTACACCGTAACCAACTTGAGCACCAACAGAAGCACCAGAAGTTGTCCCAATACCGAGGATTTGATCACCTAAGTCGTCAATGACACAAACCTTAAGATTGTTGGACCAAGATCCTGGATTTTTTGCTGCGTAGTAGAAGTTAGACGCTGCAGTAGCATAGTTGCTATTGTAGTCATCAAAGTTCTTGATTTTGGTTCCTGCAACAGAAGATGTTCCAATGCCAATGTTAGCGTTAGAAATCAGTGATCCATCGGTACGAACTACTTTGAGGATGCCACCGTATTGCAGATACGAAGAAGCAGACATCCAGTATTCATACTGATTGTCCTCTGTCTTTGGTTTGCCGAAGTTGTTGATGAACTCTTGCTCGGTAGCAACAGTAATTGGTTCGTTGACAGGTCCACGCTCAAATGGTCCTGCGATTGCTCCAATATTATCAAGAACGTTCTCAGCTCTTCCTACGGTTAAGTCAACCTCTCTAGTTAATACACCAGGAGATAATTGAGGAGTCGCCATGGATTCTGTCTCCTTGTAAGTCTCAGTTTATCTGGAAATATTTAGGAAAAGGGGCATTTACGCGGGGAATTTCAGCGTGAACTACCAATCTGGGTATTCCCATCGATCAAATATGCTATTTGTCATCTTACTTATAACAACTCTCTTTTTTGTACAGTCTTTACATTCATATGAGAATGATGATGGTATTACTCCTCTATCTTTTCTAGTTCTATAAAATCCTTCTATAAGATTTTTTCTTTCACCACAGGTTCTACACTTCCTATCATGAAGAAGTAGATGACCAAATTTTACCTGATCATCTAAATCCATTATCTATAATCCCACATGTAAGACATATCACCATACTCATCAGTATGCCAACGATCTCCATCGGCATCTACAAATGAAGTTTGATCTAAACCATCTTCAATAAAACCAAATGGTGCCATGTCTTGCTCTATTTGGTTTTTCTGCTCTTCATATAATCGTTTACGAACATCCTGATCAGTTAATTCTTTAAAGTAATCTTGTTGAACTAACCAGGCATAGATAACCAGACACATTGCCAAGTCATCATTACATCCGTCTTCCGCCTCAAATGAATTATGCTTTTGAATGAATGTAGTAAGTTCTGCAATAACATCATAGTCCTTAAAGATTAACTTATCTTCTTCAATCAAAGTCTTAAGGTTCAAGCATCCAACCTTCTTGACAGTCTTAGACATCTTGACACCAAGTTGTGTCTTCTTACCAGAGAATCCTTGACCAACAATCTGTCCTGCTCTGCCTCTCATAGAACACATCAGAACATTCTCGTATTCCAAGTCAAAGTTTAGAATTGCAGCAACCTGATCACCAACATCATTGACTTCACATAATACATATGCTTTATTATAATTATCTGCTACCTCTTTAATGATGCTGGGGAACAGCATTGGTTTGATTTCATTGTTCCTATATTTACATACCAATTGGTGTGGGAATGTTGTTATATCAATAACAGTAAAAGCGGAATAGTCTCCTCCAACTCCCCTTGCAACGTCAACTGTAATTACATAATTATGATTAGGTTGTACATCAGTGAATACATCCAAACCCTGATGTGTGATTGATGGTTGTTCATAAACCATCGTTCTTAGTTTGCTTGGAGCAATCAGTGTATCAACGGATCCAAGGAATTCGCATTCAAACTCAACTTTGAACTGCTGTTCAGAAGTGTTTGCAATTGTTTGGCGTTTCCATTCATCATCCCTTCCAGGTACATCACTCCAGTGAACTTCAGTTGGAATATATTCATTTTTTTGGCGCTCAGCATCATGCCATAACTTATAGAAGTGATTCATACCGTGAGGCGTGCTCACGATAATAACTTTGGTATTTTTACCAGATGAAATTGTAGGATATACTGAACTGAAGAACTGATCAGCAATATGGTTTGCAACGAACGCAAATTCGTCCAGGAAGATGATGTTGTAAGATCCACCACGAACTGCAGACGCAGATGTAGACGCAGCAATAATCTTT